GGCCACCGATATTGAGGACTGGTTGGGGATAGGAACCGCCACAGCAGCCGACGCCACATTCCTAACCATTTGCGCGGCCAGCACAAACCAATTCTGTTGGCGTCGACGTATGGAAGCCGGCTATGTTGACTCCCTCACAACCGTCCCTTCGCAGGATGTCAAACTTGGAACGATCATGTACGGAGGAGCTTTGTACCGTCAGCGCGGATCCATGGATTCCTTTGCATCCTTCCAGTCAATGGGAACCGCTCCCGTCATGGGACTTAACGGAATGATTCGCCAACTCTTAGGCATTGACCGTCCGCAGGTTGCCTAGTGCCAGTCCCGACCTACACCGATCTATTCAATGAGGGCTACGACGACCTAGTCGCCAAACTCCAGACCGTCTCAGGGCTGCAAGTTGTAAACGATCCACGGAACATCGTTCCGCCATGCGTCTTTGTCAACATTGACTCAATCGACGGCTACAACTACAACATCGCCAAACTTACCTTCACACTCCAGATCGTGACCCTAGGCCCCGGCAACCTAGACGCCCAAAAGTCGCTTCTTAACATGCTCGCTCAGGTGTACGCGCTCAACATTGGCGTCATCTCAGGCCGCCCCACAAACGTCGACATCGGCGGATCCGTCTTGCCAGCATACGAACTGACCGTCGCAACCGAAGTCCAAACGGCGTAATCCACACCTAGCGCCCGAATCTATGTCAAACTAAATCCACAACTCAAGGAGCAATCATGGCAACCTCAACTATCCTCTCAAATCCAACAGTCACATTGGGATCCACGGCACTCACCGGGTGGTGTACATCTGCCACATTGACTCGCACCGTGACGGCTCTAAATGACACAGTTTTTGGCGATACAGCAAACACTTTTACGGCTGGCCTTGAAGACAACGAATGCACGCTCACTCTTTTTCTTTCATACGCAGCCAGCGCCACTTACGCGACACTTGCACCATTAGTCGGCACCAAGACAACCGTCATCGTCAAGCCAACTAACGCAGTTGACTCGGCAACGAACCCCGGCTTCACGTTGACAAACTGCTACCTCGAATCGTTGCCAGTTATCTCGGCTTCGCTCGGCGAATTGCAGTCAATCGATATAACGCTAATGGGCGGCGTTTACTCAGCCGATACAACTAACCCATAATCACGGCCGTCCTCGGCCCGACACAAGGAGAACCATGAAGATTAAACTCAGCCTTACGCGCGGAGAAGTTAAAGAACAATTATCGACAAACCTTTTCGTTATTGCCGAATGGGAACGCTTAGAGAATCGTCGAGTGTCAGACGGACGCGGAATCGGTGCATCCGATCTAGCGTGTTGGGTACACACATTGCTAGTCATCAAAGGCGAAAAACTTCCAGCGACTTGGCGCGAATGGTTGAAAGAAAACCCAGACGTCGAGATCGCAGCGGAGGACGCTACCGATCCAAACCCTACGGACGCGGCTACCGCCGGCAATTAGCCGAACTGGTAGTCGCGACTGGATGGGCTCCGACGTTTTATGCGGATTCGTTTGACGCGCGCGACCTGCAAACAATCATTAGAGTCCTTAATGACCAAAGCAAAAAAGGACGCAAATGAGAGACTCAGCCGGCGGCATTGAAGCACGGATAGAAGTGTTTGGCCTTGGTCAAGCGCTCAAGGATCTCAACAAGATCGACAAAGTCCTTCGCCGCGACATTACTAAGGACTACAAGCGCGTTACCGCTGGACTCGTCTCGGACATCCAGTCGGCAATCCCACTCAACTATCCGCTCTCAGGATGGCAGCGCCAATGGAATCTACGCGGCCAATACCAAGTCTTCCCGTGGCCGACCGATCATTCCGTGAAGGCATACATCAACACCAAAGCGCCCAAAGAAGTATTCGGTGGCAAAGTAAACCTCTCGACCTTTGCCGTTAAATGGCTTGGCGCCGCAGCCGCGTTCTTTGACTTCTCCAAAAGTAATCAAATGGGCGCCGCACTAACGGCCAAGTACGGCGACCCGTCGCGAGTAGTGTGGAAACAGTACGAAGCAAACAAGAGCGATCTTGAGACGGAAATGGCGCGGATCGTAGACCGCGTTGGCGAAGCCTTGAGTCGCGATCTAAGCGCAAGGTAAACCCATGGCCGTCATCCTCCCAATCATCAGCGAATACGATCCCAAGGGCGCCAAAAAAGCGATCGCCCAATTTAAGCAATTAGAAACCTTCGGCGAAAAGGCAAACTTCGCAATCAAAAAAGCAGCACTACCAGCGGCCGCCGCCGTTGCCGGCTTAGGCGTAGCCCTCGTTGGAGCAACTCAGGCCGCCATGGAGGACGCAGCGGAGCAAGCGAACCTTGCGCTCGTTATGCAGAACGTCACGGGAGCAACCGACGCACAAGTCGCCGCTCAAGAAAAGGTCATCGCCGCAATGTCGAGGGCGTCCGGCACGGCAGACTCCGAACTCCGTCCAGCCTTCCAAGCGCTCCTCGTAGGCACTAAGGATATAACTACCGCCAACACCGCTCTTGCGCTCGCTCAGGACATCGCTCAGGGCTCTGGGAAGGATCTAGCGACCGTCTCTGACGCGCTTGCCAAGGCTTACGGAGGCAACTTCAAAGCCCTAGGCCAACTCTCCCCAGAGATCAAAGCCATGATCAAAGACGGAGCGAGCCTCGACGACGTGATGAATGTCCTTGGCGGAACCTTCGGAGGAGCCACGGCCGCAGCCGCCGAGACTGCCGCAGGGCGCATGAAGATTCTAAAGAACTCGCTTGATGAAACAAAAGAGTCAGTCGGAGCCGCACTTCTTCCAGCATTTGAAGCCGTCCTTCCAGTAATCCAAAAGTTTGCAGACTGGGCCCAAGACAACCCCGGCGTCTTCTTGGCTATTGCCGGCACAATCGGCGCTATCGCCGTCTCAATCATGGCAGTCAACTTCGCAATGGCTCTCAACCCGTTTTCCGCTATTGCAGCCGGCATCGCCGTTATGGTTGTCGCGCTTGTCGCCGCTTACAAGAAGTTTGAATGGTTTCGCGATGGCATCAACGGAGTTATTAACTTTATTATTGGCGCATTTGAGAACATGGCGAACATGTGGATTAAAGCAATTAATGTGCTCATTAAGGCATACAACGCCATTCCGTTCGTTGACAACGTAGGGACATTAAATGAGATATCCCTTGGCCGTATTGGTCAGGCGCAAGAAGCGGCTACTGGTGGCATTCGCGGAATCCGCATGATGGCCACGGGAGGCATCGTGACGGCGCCGACTTTGGCAATTGTGGGTGAAAAGGGGCCAGAAGCCGTCATCCCACTAGACCGAATGAAAAACAATGGCGGACAAAACATCACCGTCAATATCACGGGCGGCATTTCGACATCTGCAGACATCGGCCGCGCAGTGGTTAACGCCATTAAAGCAATGAACCGTGTAGACGGCCCAGCACAAATCCAAGTCGCGTAATGGCAGCCACAATTGTTCAATCGGGATCCTACGATCTCCTCATTGACACAGGCTTTATCGTTGACGGCTTTACACTTGACGACACACTTAAAGGCGTCCTAGATAACACGGAATACGTGCTTAACGGTACGACCCAATACGCCTCGGTCATTGACGGCTCAACAAACATCACCGTCACACGCGGCCGCCGCGACATCGGCGACCAATTCACAGCCGGCTCAATGAACTTCAATCTCCTAGACGGCTATGCCGGCGGAGTCTTCAACCCTTTTAATACAGACTCTCCGTTCTTTGACACAGCAAACGGTCAACCGGGACTAGCGCCAATGCGAAACGTCATCCTTACGCGCGAAGGCGAAGAACTCTTCAACGGCTACATCATCGACTACACCTACGACTTCAATCTCGGCGGCCTTGATGAAGTCAACGTCGCTTGCGCCGACCGCTTCTATGTTCTTTCCCAGACCTACATGGACACATTCAACGTCTCCGAAGAACTAGCCAACGTGCGCGTAGAAGCCGTCCTAGACCTACCAGAAGTGAACGCATTCCAGTTGCCGGGTGAACGCAACATAGAAGCTTCTACCGTCCAACTTGGCGGAGCGGCGGCGTACACCGTCCCCAACGGAACATCCGTGGCCGCATACATGGCAAAGATCAACGAATCAGTACAAGGCAGAATCTTCGTCGCCAGAGACGGAACCTTTACATTCCAAGACCGCATCGGAACAACGCTCTCCGCATCCGTAGCAGACTTTCACGACAACGGAACCAATATCCCCTACGACCAAGTAGGGATCTCATTTGAAGCAAACCAAGTTGTCAACCGCGCATCCGTCACCCATGCCGGCGCAACCACCCCAGAAGTCGCCGAAGACCTAGCATCCCAAGCGACCTACTTTATTCAGACCACGTCAATCTCCGACGCGCTTGTCCACAACGACGCAGCGGCTTTAGAACTCGCCCAATACCTTCTCGTAGCCGAACCCGAGCCACGCTACACAAGCGTCTCCACGCCGTTCTTTACGCTTACAGACGCCCAACGCGACACCGTTGCCGTCATCGAGATCGGCAACACCATCACCATAGAAAAGTCCTTTACGACGGGCAACACCACCACGTCACTAGCCCAAGAGTTAGCCGTAGAAGGCATCCAACATCAGATAACTCTCAGCGACGGCCACCGCATAACGCTATTCACAAGCCCAACAACGCTCGTCTACGAACTCATTCTTGACGATCTCATATATGGCACAATCGACACAGAGAATGTCTTAGGATAGGAATCACTATGGGAGCAAACGCAACAACATTCGTCCCGGCCTACGTCGCCGGCGAAGTCCTCACGGCCGCCAATTTGTCAGTGACGAATAGCGGCATACCAGTATTTGCTACGACTACAACGCGCGACGCCGCTTTTGGTGGCACAGGCGAAAAGACACTTGCCGAGGGCCAGTTTGCTTACATTGAGGCAACTAACGCAACTCAGTATTACGATGGCGCGGCTTGGCAGTCTGTAGGGGTTACGCCGGGGCTAATCCCTATTGCGCCTACTTCGGTTGGAAAAACTGGTGCAAGTAGTACGGCTACCGCTAGCACTAATGGTCAGGTCACTTTTGCATTGTGCGAAACATTGACACTTAACGGTGTGTTTACTAGCGCATATTCTAACTACCGGATAATTTGGGCAGGTCTTGCAAGTGCAGGCGCAGTCCTATTAGCAAGATTGGCTGTTGCAGGCACAGCAAACTCAAATGCAACTTACAATTATCAAGCAGTAGTTGGTTCAAGCACTAGCGTTACAGGGTTTCGTGGGACAAGCGACACTAAATGGAATGTTAATAACAACATTTCTACCGCTGGCACCGATAGTGCGTCTATTGACATTTTTAATCCACAAGCAACCAAAAACACTTCGTTTACAAACTTGGGATTCAGCACAGCATCTGGAAGTTATATACAAATGCAATCAGGCTATTTTACAACCACAACATCATTTGACGGAATACAATTTTTGCCAGACTCTGGAAACATAAGCGGAACAGTTAGCGTTTACGGATACAACCAATGAACACAATAGAAATCTACGACGGCGGCTACAGCGACGAACAACGCGAACTAGACCAAGCCTTAGCGCAAGTACAAGCCGCCGCAAAAGCCGAACGCGCCGCAGCACGGCAAGCAGTCCTAGACAAACTTGGACTCACAACAGATGAAGCCGCAGCGCTCTTGGGCTAAATATGCGGCCCTACTTTTTATGGTTGCAGTAATAGCGTGGGCAACTAATGGCTGCACTCTTAGCAAAACTAATATCGAATACAAATGCTTCACAAAAGCGTCGTGCGAACGTGCCGCCTGAGCAACAACACGCAGGCCTCATCGTATTCGTCGGCCGCATTATGGCAGTCTGCTTTGCGTTTACAATCATGGCGTTTATCTACGGCATACTCTTTGTCGATCAGCCAATGGAACAAGCGCCAACCGACGCCCAACTCATTGACCTTCTGTCTACGCTGCTCGTATTCTTGACTGGCTCATTGTCGGCACTCTTAGCCTCAAACGGACTAAAGTCAAAAACAAAGCAAGGAGACACAAATGAAACCAAGTGACAAAGCAATGATCTCTACCTACATCAACAGCGCCATTGCAGCAGCAGTCGCGCTCTACATGTCAGGCAACACCGACCCCAACGACCTACTAGGTGCAGCCATCGCAGCAGTAGCACCACTATTTATCGGCTACGTCAACCCAAAAAACAAGGCTTATGGCATCGGCAAAAACCCCGAAGCCTAAAGCCCAACCGCTCCCAATCATCGGCGCAAGGCCGTACACGGGCAACACGGACGGAGCAGCACCTAAACGACGTGCCGGCATGGACGCATTCATCAAAGAAGTCATTTGGCTTGCTCAAGGCGCCCTCTGGGATAACGGCTCTTATGGCGTAAGAAATATGCGCGGCAAAGAATCCCTATCAGTACACGCAACAGGCCGCGCCGTCGATCTCTCGTATCGCCCTAGCGCCAGCAAGAAACTTGCCAACCGTAAGGACGCGCTAGAAGCGATCGAGAAGCTTTGCGCCAATGCAAACGATCTTGGAATAGAAATGATCATTGACTACTTTCCTCAGCCGTTCGGCCGCGCGTGGAAATGCGATCGTCAAGCGTGGAGCAAATACAGCAAGCCGACAGTCACGGGCGCACCCGGCGGAGACTGGTTCCACATCGAGATCACACCACAGGCGGCAGACTCCCCAATCTTCGTCAAAGCCGCATTCTTAAAGGCGTTCGGGGAAATCCACCCTTACTAGGCAAGTGTTGGCTAAGGTCGGATTACCGACGAAAGGCCATTCTATGACCGATCCACAAATCTTCGACTATCTGGTGCTCAAGACAGTTCTTGACAACGGCCAAGAAGTCCTTGTGCAGATCTTTATGAACGGCGGATCCGAGGCGCAATACCTAGCCGGCCGTATGTCCTTCAGGACAGCCACGGGCGACTCATGGAGCCCACCCTACGAATTGGAGAAACAATGATTACAGCCCCGCAAATTATCATCAGCGTCATCGGTAGCCTATGGGCGCTAACGGCGTTCCTAGGCGTTGCTAGGAGCCTCCCAGAGCCTTCTGAGATGCCACCCGTGGAAGTCGTCGTGCCGGCATCAGTCCCGATCACCACCACCACCATCACGACGATCGCCACGTGCGACGACGCGCTTCAACTAGCCCTCGATCTTGGCTTCCCAGCCGATCAACTTGCCACGCTTGAACTGGTTATGCACCGCGAGTCACGATGCCAAGCACACGCGCACAACATTGACGATCCGATGGGCGGCTCATACGGCCTTACTCAAATCAACGGCTTCTGGTGTCTACCTAATTCGCAATGGCCTATCGGATGGCTACAAGAAAAAGGCATTTTGGACGAATGCTCCGATCTATTTAACGCCACGATTGCACTTCGTGCTACCCATGCGATATACCTAAACTCAGGCTGGAATCCTTGGAGGACTGCAAAGTGAACGAAGCGCCCTATCCCGAAAGCGGCATCAGCGAAGAAATGCGAAAACAACTATTTGCATTTATTGACGAAATCATTACACCAAATCCACACGCCGATCTCATCCGACGAGTACGCGCACTACGCAACTCGCTCACATTAGAAGTACCGATGCCGCTCTACGACATCACAACACTCGACAAAGCAATTCAAGCATTGGAGGCCCACTCATGACCGACCTATTCCACCCTTCGCTTCCATACAACGGACACTCAGGCCACGTTGCCGGCTCAGAAACATCTAAGGCTCGCGCAATCTCCGAAGACGCATCAGGCATAACGGCATCACGCCAAAAGCAGATTCTAGAAGCGCTCCAAGGATGCAAAGTTGGCTACACGTGGAAAGAACTAGCAGGCAAACTCGGGCTTCATCACGGCCAGATCTCAGGCGCACTCTCAGCGCTGCACAAGGACGGATGGGTGTTTGCACTTAAACGCGAACGCAACGGCTCCCAGATCTACATGCACTACGGCTATCGAGACGAACACGGCGCCGCAATGCGACTTGACTTCCCAGCAATCACACGCTCAAGCGTCAAGAAGGCAGCGATAGACGATCTTGCTAAAGCCGTAGAAGTGTTCTTAGAGACGCGCACCTTCCAAACAGAAGATCAACTTCGCGCCGCGTTCAACGTGTACAATTCGCTCACTCATACCGACTAAAGGACACCCGACATGGCATTCGATCTCAGCAACTACGAAACGGTAGAAGATCGCCTTATCCGATTCTGGGCAGATCACCCGAACGGCCGCATCGCCACGTCACTCATCGCGCAAGACGGGGATCAAGTGATCTTTCGCGCCGAAGTGTTCTTTGAGTTCATAGACACATGGCCCAAGGCGACAGGGTACGCCGAAGAGATCCGTGGCTCATCGCCAGTCAATAAGACCGCGCACATTGAAAATTGTGAGACATCAGCAATCGGCCGCGCATTGGCGAATGCCGGCTACGCGACACACGGCAAACGGCCGTCACGCGAAGAGATGTCAAAAGTGTCCCGGACGGGGAGTACCTCAAAGGATGAGACCCACGCCTCCTTGTCTGGGCAATTCGCTACACCTAAACAAATTGGATTCTTAAAAGCTTTGGCGCGGGGCAAAGAACTAAACGATCTCGATCTATTGGAGTTCATCCACGGGACGCTTGGAGTTCAGGACGTCGTCCTAGAGACGCTTACAGGAGCACAAGCCTCAACCGTGATCGATCGTCTTAAGTGATGAAGTTTGATGCTTCCGACCCGTCCGCTTCACGGCTTAGGGATCAGCACTATCAGATCCAAGATTTACTTATTGGCATTGACGAACTCAAATTACAGATCACATGGCTCACTTTGCAGCGTGACGTGCTTATTGAACAGGCTCGACGATGACCGAGTCAGACTTTCAAAAGGTTGTGATCAATCTTGCCAAGATGCACGGATGGCTTGTGCATCATCCGATGCCGGCTATGAACAAACGCGGCGTCTGGGCCACTCACGAACTAGGTGATCACGGCTTCCCTGACCTAGTCCTAGCGCACCCTAAAGGGCGTGTTATATTCGCAGAACTCAAAAGCGATAAAGGCCGAGTCTCACCGCTTCAATCACGATGGATTACAACGCTTGAACAAGGCGCCGTCGTATGGGTGTGGCGTCCAGCGGATCTCGATTTTATTGCTAACTATCTAAAACTACAAACTTCATAAGTCTCACGACCTACACCGTCGCAAGGTGATCGGGTAACACACGGAAAGCGTGGGTAGATCGTCGCGTCCTGAAACATGCAACACGAAATGCGTTAGGCAAAGCGACGAAGCGAGCCGTCAACATAATCGGCTAGGTAGTGCAAGGGTACGGAGTGAGTGCATCCCGTGGGTGAGCATTACCGCATTAGGCTTGATCGTGCCGGCATCACATACCGTTAACAAACCCAACTCAACAGACTCGAGCCCGACATGATGAACTACTACTACTCGCGACAGCAAGGCGCTTGCGCCGCGCTAGCCCAAGCCGAAGGCGCGGGAGCATGACACGCAAACGCTCCGAGTACGACACCAAGGCATACAAAGACGCAAGGCATCAACTCTTACGCGATGAACCATTGTGCCATTGGTGCCAGAAGAACGTGGCAACGGAGGCCGATCACCTCGTTGAGCACGATGCTGGTGGCTCGATAGCCGATGGACTTGTGCCGGCTTGTAAGCCATGCAACTCATCACGCGGAGCAACATACAAAAACAAAAACGACGCAATGCGAATACAAAAACGAAATGCGACACAAAATGGTTTTTTATACAGAAGTGAAACGCC